GGTGTAAACTGGCCCCTTCTTAATGCGTTTTACTTTTAAATTTAAAGATGATATATTTTATAGGGGACAAGACATTATTACCTCCAAAAGGGTATCAGGAAGGTACACTAAAAGACTGCTTAAAATATTTAGAGTCTTTAGATGTTATAGGCGTAGATACAGAGACAACAGGAAATAAAACAGTAGGATGGAATCCCCATTCAGAAAAAATTATATGTATACAATTAGGAGATAAAGTAGATCAATGGGTAATTGACTGTGAGGTTGTTCCTGTTACTGCTTTTAAAAGTATACTTGAAAACAAGAATAAACTATTTCTGCTGCAGAACGCTAAATTTGATTTAGGGTTTTTATATAAATACGGTATTGAAATACATAATATATATGATACTTTTTTAGCTGAGTGTGTATTAACTACAGGTATTAAAGATAGGGCGTTAGGTCTGTCCGGATTAACGGAGAAGTATTGCGGTGTTACACTAGATAAATCAATAAGAACAGACATTCATTTAGAAGGATTGACTTCAAGAGTCATCATTTATGGAGCTAAAGATATTGCTTATCTACAAGAGATTAAAGAGAAACAAGATATAGCACTTACTAAGCACGGATTACATACAGTCTTAGGGCTAGAAAATGAAGTAGTTAAAGTATTTGCTAGGATGGAGTATACTGGAGTAGCTATAGATGTAGACAAATGGCTAGAAGTTGCAGATATAACGGAAGCTAATTTACGTACAAGTACAGATGTTCTTGATGAAATGGTAAAAAGTACACCGGCTCTTTCTAAATTTATACCTAAATACATTCAAACAGATCTTTTTGGTGAAATAAAAAGAACTCTTGATATTAACTGGTCTTCTAATGCTCAAAAATTAAAGATTGTTAAAGCGCTTAATATAGATATTTCTTCTGTAGCTGATAAAGAACTACAAAAGAATAAAGGTAAGCATGACATGGTAAAAGAATTAATCCATTACTCTAAGCAAGCTAAGTTGTCTACTTCTTTTGGAAGAAAGTACGTTAAATTCATTAATAAAGATAGTGGTAGAATACACCCTAGTTATTGGCAGATTTTAAATACTGGCCGTATATCATGTAAAGAACCTAACCTTAACCAGGTTCCTTCTAAAGGAGAACTAGCAAGAATAATTAGATCTTGTTTTATTCCTAGAAAAGGGTATAAGATTGTAGGAGGTGATTATAGTGGTATGGAACTTAGAATTATAGCGGAGTTTAGTAAAGATCCTTTATGGGTTAATGCTTTTAATGAAGGGAAGGACTTACATAGTGTGCTATGTGCGGCAACGTTTGATATAGACATTAAAGACGTAAAAACACCTACTCCCTTTAAACCTGACATTACTTACAGAGATGTTCAAAAGACAATTAATTTTGGTCTTGCTTACGGGATGTCAAAGTACAAGTTAGCTGATACCATGCAAATTGAAGTAGCTAAAGCAGATGAAATAATTAAAAAGTTTTTTCAAATTGTACCAGATGTAGATAAGTTTCTAACTACGTTAGGTAATTTAGGTACGTCTAGAGGATATATTAAATCTGCCCCTCCTTATTCCAGGATAAGATTTTTTGATGGGTGGGCTAGAGCGCATGCTAGACAAGGATCAGATTCCTTTAAAGTATTAGGAGAAATAGAAAGAGCAAGTAAAAATACTCCTATACAAGGAACAAATGCTGATATTATTAAACTTGCATTAGTAAACACCCAGAAAAAAATTAATGAGATGAATTATCCTGTTAATATTTTACTTTCTGTTTATGATGAGATACAGACAGAATGCGAGGAAAGTTTTGCTCCGGAGTGGGCTAAGATCTTAGATAAGATAATGGTAGAGGCAGCTAAGAAAGTTTTACCTAATATTCCTATAATAGTAGATTGTGAAGTGTCCTCATTTTGGACAAAATGACTAATTAAACACATAAAAATGAATACAAAAGACTTAAAAATAGGAGATAAAGTACTTTTTAATGAGGAAGCTCTTAAAGACAATGATTTACCTTTTGGTACGAATGGAAACATGCGTGCTGTAGCTAAATTAGTTAATGAAGAGGGAGGAATTGTAATTAAATCTATAGAAAATTGCATTGGATTTTCTTATGGTCCTACCGCTAGAGTTTGGTTTGAGCGTTTTAACAACGACCATCATAATGCTTTAGAAAATAACTCTTGGTCTAATCACATCATTTTAAGAGTAGCTACCTTAGATAAAGAGTATTTAACTAAACATTTAACATTATGATACATCCAAAAATAATACGTAAAGGTACTATACTAATAACTGTTGCTAATGATGTTATTAATAATGTAGGATTCCCAGAAAATATGAGAAATAGAGCGTTTAAAGTACGTGAAACTATTGATACTTCTAAAACAAATAGAATTGATGCTAAAATTATACCTACAACTTCGTTACAAGGCCCTACTGAAAAAATAAAAACAGAAGGGAGGAGTGGAAGTAACTGGACATTAGAGGTAAGTATGATTGATTGGGAATTTAGCGCTCTGCATAACAGTACCGTAATTGAAAGAATAAAGAATATAACTTTATAAAAACTGAGTATTAACAGATTTTAAACTTAAACATCAATGAGCAGTAAAAAAGAAAGAGTAGGGCAACATGAAATTGGAGCCATGATACTTCAAGTACTTAGAGAATATGGAGTACCTAGGTACAAACATGACCGTATAGCAACTCTTATTACAAGAGACTTTAAAGTTAACTGTATTGCAAGTGATGTAACTAGATATGAAAGTCTTCAGGTTACAGATGAATATGAATATGAATCACAAAAACAAGAATATAATGGATTTCAGGATAAATTTGGAGAAGTGTTTTAACGCTAGTTTAACACCTACTCAGTACCTATTTCTATATTGTTTATCTGTAAATCACCCTTTTCTTTGGGAAATACCTGATAACCAGTTAGAGACGTTAGAAAATAAAGGATGGATAAAGATTACCGTAGAAGGAGCTGTTATAAGGGATAAATTCCTTACTTTTGCAAGCCCCACCAATAAAAATACAGATAATGTAAGCGCCTGGATAGATGACTGGAGAATGTTGTGGCCGGCTAAACTTAAAACTGGAGGAAGACCAGTTAAAGGAGATAAACAAGGGTGCTTAAGAAAAATGAAAGTGTTTGTACAAGAGTATTCTTTTACAAAAGAGGAAATATTTGAAGCAACCCAGATTTATTTATTTGAGAAGAAGAGAGACAACTACAATTTTATTACATGTGCAGATTACTTCATTATAAAAAATGGAGCAAGTATTCTTGCCGCATCATGTGAAAGCGTAAGTGAAGATGGTAACTCTTTAACTGAATCAATAGAGGGGAGCAATAAACATTTTAGATCAATATAATGAGCATATTTGATAGAGCCTTTGGGCAGATAGAGAAAGGAAGAGAGGGAAATAACAAAGGAATACCAATACCGTTTGATAGATTAAGGTCATTTTTACCTAACATACAGCAGAAAACTTATTATTTAATAGGCGCTCAAACTAAAGTAGGTAAAACTAGCCTTGCAGATGATTTATTTCTATACGGTGCGTATGACTACGTTAAAAATAACCCTGAATGCGGTATTCAATTAGACATAGATTATTTTTCTTATGAGATAGATAGCCAATCTAAAATAATAAAAGGCATAGGTAGAAAGCTATGGCATGACTACGGTATAATTGCACCAGCTAATGACATCTTATCAAGAGGTGAAAATTGGTGTTCAGATGAAGTATTTCACTTAGTTAGAGATTATAGAGATTATTTTAACGAGATGGAGGATTGGGTAACTGTACATGAGATGCCTGACAATCCAACTGGTATGAATAAATACCTATACAACAAGGCAAGAGAACACGGAGAAACTACATTAAAGAATATACAGACAGATCCAGATAAACCTGCTATTAATAGATTTGAGAGCTATAAGCCTCATAATGATAACAGGTACTGGATACAGATGATTGATCATATTGCTTTATTGAAGGAAGAAAGAGGGTTTAATACTAAGCAAAACATTGATAAAATGAGTGCTTATCTTGTACAGTTAAGGAATAATTTTAACGCTATACCTGTTGTAATTCAACAGTTAGCCTTTGACGGGCAAAGTGATGAGAGGTATAAGCAACAAAGACTAACTCCAACAATTAGAGATTTTGGAGATAGTAAGTACACTACCAGAGATGCTAATGTTATACTAGCTTTATTTTCTCCTGTTAGCCATGGTCTTGATAATTTTCAAGGATATGA